CACTCTCCAACGGTTCAATGCTATCGCCGTTCTGAGACGCTTCTAGGGCAACTAGAGCAGCACTGAACCCAGACTCAGTAGCACCATCCTGATCTTTCAGAGTGCCTGAGAAGTTGAACTGCTTGACACCATTACCCACCTTACCATTGGTCTTGATATAACCAATTTCGATGACATTACCGGACGACAACTTCTTACCAAAGATATCATCGCCAAACAAGACTTCATACTTCTCGTCAGAAGTCTCTTGTAGCAAATAAATGTTGGATGTAGAGGTGACACCAACAATAGTGTCAACTAGGTTGTAATCAACGCTAGTATTGTCAGAGGCACTATTCTTGATCTTGACTTTGATCGTAGAAGTGTCAACATTGTTGTTGGGGATCACGAACCTTTGATTGGGTTGTGATTGATCTACGGTAAAAGTATTCTTGATATATTGTCCTTGATAAATCTCAATGTTTGCCGCTGCTTCGCCATTGTCTGCTGGGAAAGTGATCTCCTCAGGAATGGAGAACAAGAAACTGGTGTCATTAGTAGAACCATTGGCAACAATGCCAGGTTGGATACTTACAGTCTCAGTATCAGATGCAAGACTAGAAAGGTCAATGGCAACCAGAGCACGCGCTGCTCTTGCTGAACGAGGAACATATCCAATGTTTCGTGCCAGGGATACAACGTTCTCCCTCAGCGTTGCAGAATCAATGAAAGTCTCATTGACCGCCATGTTGGTGTTATAGGCGGTGCTATAAGCATTATACGCTAAAATATTGATTAGGATGCTGAGGTTAGACCCCTCAAAGTCCATATCTGTGAAGTTACTGTTCTCCCTCAGATAGTCTTTGATGGACCTCTTGATGTCCTCAAAATTCAGATTGGTAAATTGGGTGAGTGCCATTATAGCCTAGTAGGTTCAAGTACGAATGATACCGACTGAGCAGGTCTAGTCAGTCCCACAATGTCGTAACTAATAGTCACCGCAAGTGCATTATCATCGGGTCTGCTAATAACCTGGATGTCTGTCAGGTCAACCCTTGGTTCAAAGTTGGTTATTGTAGTCTCAATCTCTCCTCGAATGGGATCAATGTAATCATCGTTCGCTAACTCAAATAACGAAGCGGTAATTCTTGTTCCCAGAAGTGTATTGAAAAATACTTCGCCTAATCGGATACGGACCAAGTTTTGAACGGAACGCTTGATAGCATCTTCGTTCTTCAGAGGAATTATGTCTTTAGTAACTGGATGAGTTTTCATGGATAAGGAAATATCCTTGAAACCCTCCGACGTTCTCTGAATCGGCACTGTGACCCTAATATCTCGTATATTTATCTATTTAGAGGCACAAAAAAGGAGGTCCTTTCAGACCCCCTCATGCCCTAAGTAACAAATCTCTACATCATCTGGGTGTGGGTAACCATTTGCATAGTATTCGTCAGCAAGGTCTTGAGAATATTCTTCCATTTCTGCTTCTGTGATGGAAGCGTAAACTTTCTTCCCACACACCCAAATATCATATAGATCCATAAACTTATGGCACAGACTCAATTATATAGGGATATCAAATAATCCGAGTCTTTTCGTGTCCAACTCGACACTTAGGATCACACCAAATCTCAAAACCTGCTTTCTGTGCTTCAAGACAGAATGACACATCTTCGCCACACATGTCTTGTACTTCGCCAGATTCAAAGACCTGCATCTGTGGAGCAAACCAAGGGTACTTCATCTTCTCGTGCTCGAAGACTCCGTGCTTGATCAGCAACCAACCAAAACCGGTATAGTCCACAGTGAACGGTTTACGACGCTTCTGGATGCCATCCAGCATCTCATGGTTCATCACACCACCGTTGTTTTTGAAATCTTCTTCTTCCAACCAGTGAGCAACAGAGGTAGTCTGTCCGTCTTCAGTCACATACCAACCACCAGCAATATCTTTATCCATCCAAAGGAGACGGTAGAACTGCTCTAGACCGAAAACAATATCACTATCAATCCACAACTGGTAATCATACTTCAGGTTGCCCTGCCAAGGTTTCTGATCTGGACCTTGGAGAACATTAGCGCCCAGACATTTACAGCGGGCAAAGTTGACCATGGACGAATAGTCTTGGGAGATCTGCAAAGAACCTCCACGTTGCACAATCTCAAAAGCGAGTTGCACAAAATTCTTCAGGTAGATATATGAAACCGTACGACCGGGAAGGCAGAAAACAAACGTTTTTCCCTTTACCAGTTCGCGTGCAGCTTCAATACTAAACTCATCAGACTTTTTTGCAGCGTCCTCGCTTTCAGGTGGAGTCGTAACCACCTTGAATCCTTTTGCCATGAAATGAAAGGTTTGTCAATTCAATTATACCACCTTATATAGGTTAGCACAATTAGAAGACTTTTACGTTATACTTTGCCTGAAAATCCAGTGCATCACCCCAATCATTGACCATGGGTTTGCCCCTTATGTTCAATGAAGTGTTGAGTAGTACAGGACAACCTGTGACACGATACCACTCCTCTAGGATAGGTCTTAGGATGCTGCTAGAGGTCTCAGGTACAGTTTGTACTCGTGCACTATTATCGACGTGTACAGCAGCAGGAATCTCCTCAGGACGCAAACAATTATAGACATACGACATATACCTAGAATGCGAATGATTCATGTCAAAATAATCCCGACAATGCTCTTCTAGGATTGCAGGAGCAAAAGGCCGGAATTCCTGGCGTTTTTTGATGCGATTTACTTTTTCCTTGTTCTCGGCCTTTCTAGGATCTGCTAGAAGTGATCTGTTGCCTAAAGCACGGGGACCATACTCTGCTCTGCCATTTGCAACACCTACAACCCCATTTTCAAGCAAACACTCAACAACATCCTTAGGATCAACCTTACGTTCAATATTATGCCCACAGTAAGGAGTCCACTGCACTTTCTTGCCAGATACCAACAATGCAGCACCTAACGCTGCTCCAGCATCTCCTGGGTTAGGCATAATCCATAGATTGCACATTTCCCGCAGTTTGGTGTTAGCAACGCAGTTTAGAGCAACCCCACCACCATAACAAACGTTATTGCTGTACTCAAGTGCTATCTTGAAGATTTTGGTCAGTTCTTCTTCCAAAACAACTTGAGCACTCTTTGCCAAGTCAAAAGTTGAGTTGGAGAAGTCAATATTGATTCCCCGGTGATTATTTTCTGTTAGGAGTTGTCTGAGTTGGTGTTCGTGCTTATTTTCGCCAAATGCCGCCATACCCATAAAAATATACTCTTCATCCAAAGGACGAAGACCAGCATACTTCGTTAGAGCAGAATACCAAAGACCAATCGACTTTGGATACTTCTTAGACCAGACTTTCGTATATTTCGCTCTTCCGTCAATCATATTGGCAACCCAGACTGAACTACAGTCAAATTCGCCAATACTGTCTACAACAACACATGCTGCCTGCTCAAACACCGAAGTTTGGAATGCTGCGGCAGCATGAGACAAATGATGGGTAAAATCTACCGTAGGACGAAATCTTAGTTCCCTAGGTTTGTTCCAGTGCTTCTGTCCAGCAAAAAACTGCCTCATCCGCTTAGGAAAAGGTTTTTCATAGAAAGCATAGACACCATCATAGGTATTCAGTGCTTCCGCCATAAATGCAGCTTCATCACAAAGATATTTGTCATGTTTCTTCTTTGAGTACCTTTCGCCGTGTGTGGCAAAGATAATTCTGTCTTCATGAACTACTGCAACTGCTGAGTCATGAAAACCTTCGGAAAAACCAATCATTCTTCAGGATTTGGTTCCTCATCCATATCATCATCATCTTCGTAGATGAACGGGTCCATTTGACGAATCTGACGCAACCGCCACTGTAGTATCAACCAAGAGAACGGATTGAACATATGAATGAGTAGTGCGTTCTATGTATACTACTTTATTTCCCATCTTTGGGGGAGATAACCGAAATACATTCTAAAATTGTCATATATTGGTTTACACATTTCTTTTGCATACTCCATAGTTTCTTTTGGCATATGCATCACGTCAGATTCCCACTGATCGTTCAAATACTGTATATGGGGTGCTGCTGGACCCAAATCCGGCACATATGCGTTTTTATGGACATCCTTGATTTCATATCCGATAAAATCCGACAATGATTGGGTTTCTCCATTCCAGAAATCCTCCATAATCGTAATATGACAATTTTCCGACCCAAACGCCATTGCCCACTTCAAAAACATTTCTGCATACCCAAAATCGACGCCAGATTTCATAAAATGGCGAACTGGGTCATTAGGATTTTGTTTTTGACGCATAGACCACAATCTGCGAATTGGATCTCGGAAAACAACGCTAACTTTTACATCAAAGTGTCTTTTTAGGTCAGGAGCAATCGACATGATGAAATTTTCATCACAATACCCGTTTGGGTTGCTAAAATCTGCTACTGCCTTATAATCGTCTTTGATATTGTCCCAATGCTTCTCGTAATACTCAATATACTTTTCTAGAGTAAATGGAGGAGACCAAAAATACTTTATTTCATCCTCAGTCCACTTTCCTGCAACATAAGGAGAGTCATGAGTAAATATCTTTGGTTTTCTCGTTGACGTTGATTGTTTTGACGGTCCAAAAAACTCTTTGTAAAATCTGACACGCTCAAAGGTCTTTTTTTCTGCCGCCAGGTTCATCAACCACAAATATCCCTTCTCTTTCCGATGCCCAGCATGGCAATACTTGTTATACCAACCTAAAGTGTAATATAATGGAGTTGTACCAGACCATCCGGTGCCAACATTCAAAAATAGGGTGGGTTTCATGATTTGGACAGTTCAACTCTAATTTGTTCGACGGTATAGTCGGTTTTGATACCCGCCATGATCATTCTTTGCATTGTAACCTGAATATCTTCTGCTTGCTCTTTAGTCAACTCTGTGAAAATAATTTTTTTGTCTAGATAGACATCATAAGGCATAAGTGACCTCCTATTTTGTACAATATATAGGTTTATGAAACCAACGCTACTGATAAATCCTGGCACTGGGTGGTCGGCAACCACGCCCATGTTTTACACCCTTGCTTTGGATAATAAGTATGCTCATCAGGGACATTATAAAGAAAATTGGTTTCTGGTGAAACTACAGAAGAATGATGACTCGTTCAATGAAGTTTTCAAGCAAGCAAACTCTCCTGCACTGAAGGGATCAAAAGGCAAGCGCCCGTATGATCATCCTTGGGGCAAAATTCTATCATCTCGCAACGAAATTGCCAAGGATACCCCGATGGATATCTTTTTTCGGGAAAAAATCAAGATTGATGATTACATCGAGTACTATTTGACCCACTGGGACAATATAAAACACGATTACGCTGCTGTCTGTGACTTTTGCAACGGAAATTGGGGTTTGGATTACGGATTTTTGAAGATGATCGCTCCAAAACTGCTCGATCACTTTGAAATCAAGGTCATGATGGAATTTCGCGACCCAGTAAGGCGTCTTTATTCGGAAATTGGCAGTCTTTTTACAAAAACTCTTGATTTTGGGTCAAAAGATCACCACGATTTCAAAGTCAAGTCGCTAATTCGGCAAAAAAAGCAGACAAAAACGTTTTTTTATCATCTTTCGCAAGGTTGGTACTCAAATAATTCTAATTTTCGGGAAGGTTATGCCAAATACGCCGATGTTTTTGGCAAAGAGAACGTTTATACTGTTATAATGGAAGATTTTTGGGATAAAAAACAAGAAAAAAACCAATTACAACAAATTTCTGACTTTTTGTCATATAAAGTTGAGAAAATTCATGAAAATGCCTATGTTCCCTTCCGGGGAAAGAACGCTCCGCACTACGAATTCCTCCAAGATCAGTGGTCAAGTGACATTGAAGAGTTGACTGACGAGGAATATCAGAGGGCAGTTCATATTATGTCTAGATATTATACCGATTTTCAAAATACCTTCGGTTATATCCCAAGTTCATGGAAGAAATAGTCGCATATCAGACGACTTTGATGTCATTGCTGATGTTTAGGAAGCTCGTATCAGATAAATACCAGAGGGCATGGAAAATCATGCTCACGATACCATCGCACGAAGCATAGATGAAACTCCTTACGTTTGGATCTTCTTGGACCCAAGGAACAGGGGCGAGTTACACCGATGGTATGACCTTGGAAGAGTATAAGGTCGCATGTTGCATTGCAGGCGAAACTCCTTACGACAAGGATCATAATAACCCCCTAACCTGGAAGAGTCTTCTTGCTGAGAAGAATGGGTGGGAACTGACTACCTATGCTCGTGTTGGTAGTAGCAACATGAGAAACTTCCGTAAGATGACGGAAGTTCTTGACGGTACTGATGCTGCTGAGACCATTGTTTTGGTCGGTGTTCCTCATCTTGCCCGTCATGAACTCTACATGAACGATGACTCAGTAGGATTCAATCCCAGTGGCAAAGGATATGTTGGTGTGCTGTATGCCAACGGATATGGTAACAACGCTAATAAGTTCAAGACCAAAGATTTTGACATGTTCAAGTATGTCAAGAATCACTATAACGAACAGAACGAAACCGAGCAACTGCAATATAACATTGCTCACTGGAATCGTTATCTGACTAACCTTGGTTATAAGGTCTTCTGGTATGATGAACTCAACCAGATCAAGTATACAACGGTACCCGACAACTATCTGTTCACTGATAAAGACGATCGTTCTCTGATGACCATGCTTGCGATTGATGCAGGTTGGACTCCTGAAGAGGATACTGATCACTCTGGTCAGTCCATGCATCAAGATTGTAAGCGGGCAAAGTATCTGGTAGAGAAGAAGGCAGTCAACCCTCACGCTATTCTACCCACCGCAGCATCTCAAGCAAAGATTGCAGATTGGATGGACGCTGCTATCAAGGCAAAGATGTAAGGTGAATTGATTTATTATGAAAAAATTAGTCACCTTCGGTTGCTCATGGACCTTCGGAACGGGTTCTGCCTTTGAGAACGGCATGAGCAAGATGGAGTATAGGAACATTTCTGCGGATAAGGAACTATGCCGTCAGAATGCTTTCCGTACGATCCTTGCTGATCACTACCAATATAAGAACGTCAATTATTCTGTCCAGGGTTCGTCAAACCAGAGACAGTTTCGTCATGCCAGAAAATATTTTGCTACGAATGAACTAACCGACGATAAAGTGATTGTGTTGTGGTTTATCACCTCCACAGCACGCCATGAGGTCTATTGTACGAACCGTTGGGGGGAAGAGGGCAACGCAGGGTATAGTAACGTGCTGTACGGCAACGGAGGCACCGCTCATGAGCACATGATGAAAAAGTGCAACTTTGATTCAAAGCAATACGTCAAAGATCATTATAACCACGAAGAGCAGGTGAGACGACTGAGATTTGAAATGCTGCATTGGAATCGATACTTTGAAGGTCGTGGTATTGAGAACTATTGGATCGATACATTCAATCATCATGACTATGGAGTAGAGATTCCTCGGTTGTTATTTGATAAGGAACCCCAAAGGGATGTACTCTATCAAATGCTAAATGCTAGGGGAATCTCCATACAGAATGATTCTTATCATATCTCACAATACACTAGAGATTCTAAAAGGATCGATACTGCTGTCCGATTAGGTCTTGTCAATCCATATTCCTATCACCCGACCAAAGTGGGTCATCATCTGATTGCAGAACTCATCAACCAGCAAATTGCATTATGATTCTAATTACATTAGGAGATAGTTGGGTACGAGGTCGTTATCCACTCAAACAAAAGAATTGGGCAAGGATTCTTGGTGAGCATTATAATTTCAAGTGTAACGACTTATCAGAAAAGGATGCATCAAACTGGAATCAATTTCGTAAGGCAACCCATTACTTCAATCAGAACATCAATCCAGAAGAAGTCATCGTCCTATGGGGTATCAATACTCTATACTCAGATGAGGTGTACCTGAATGGTAAGAATGCTTACACTCAAATGCGATTCTCTGCTCATACAATGAATCCCAGAGCAGATCGTAAGTTCAAGCACAATAACTTTGATTATTCAATCACTAGGCACTACGAAGATCATTTTGATATTGATGTCGTAGAAAAAAGAACCAGAGACAATATTATACTGTGGCAAAAGTATTTTGATATGTCCGGTATCCGTAATCTGTGGTATGATATCCATAATGAGACTAATATGATTACCACAAACAAAATCGTATTCCCCCATCAGGGAATGCAAGACCTAGTATCCCAAACCATTGCATCAAGAAAAGTCTATGAGCAAGATCGACATCATTTCGCTACTGGTTACGTCGATTGTGACCGTATTGGTGATTTACAGTTAGGTGGTCTAGTTGATGATGCACTCCTTCCAACACAGGATGGTCATAACGAAATTGCCATATTATTTGAAAAGGCATTGAAAGGCATCCTATGACAACATTAGTCACAATCGGTTGCTCATGGGTCAAAGGTGTTGGTGCAGCATATTCCTGTAAGAATCCTGATGATCTAGAAACCTATAAGGAGTATAGAGGCATAACGAAACATAATGCCCCCTATGCCTGGCGAACACTTTTAGCAAAGAAGTATAACTTAGACAATCATAACCTCGCACGAGGTGGTTCTGCTAATAAGACACAGTTCCGTCTTGCAACAGAATACTTCAATACAGTAGAAAATCCAGAAGATATTATCGTCCTATGGGGTATCACATCTATCCATAGAGACGAAATCTATTTCAATGAGTTCAACGATTATAAACCATTCATCTTCGGTCATCATACTATACGACCAAATCCTTGGGAAACTAGAGTAGGGTTCAACGTCATCAAATACTTCCAAAAACACTTCAATGAAAAGAATGAATACTACCAACTCCAAGAAAATATCAAACATTGGCAGAAGTACTTTGACCTGAG